CCCTTATTATGATATCTGTCAAAACGACTCAAAATATCCTCTTAAAAAGAAATGAAAAATATATTCGTAGATATCGATGAAACACTACTTCATACGTTTGTTCGTGCATATGGAGAAACGCCTACTAAAGACGCTGTTAAAGTAGAGTTAAACGAAAATGAGGTTTATGATGTAGTTCTTCGTAACGGAGCTATTAAATTTCTTTCATATTTGCGGACATATGGAGATGTTTATGCTCTTACTGCTGCTACAGCAGACTATGCTGCAGCAATGAACCAAAAATTTAATCTACGTTTTGAACATATCTTTTCAAGAGAGCATATTCAAGCTGGCCAAGCCGATCCTAGTTTCTTTGCAAAGGGGAGTGTATACTTGTACGATAACTTACCTCGTCATGAAAATAGAAGTAAAATTGTTTTTCTTAGGCCTATTAATGATGTAAACTATATACAAGTACCAGCGTTTTATAATAATAAAACTTCTCCCTTTACTGATAGTTTGATAGATAGTCTAGTAAGCCACGTAAAAGACTAAATATATGTATGTCTAAAAGGGATACATATAAACTATTAGCTGAACGTTACGTACAGATTACTGAAAAAGAAGAAGCTCAATTAGTACCCTTGACTGAGAATGAAATAGATATTCTCAGTCAAATAGGTTTTACCTATTACATTAAAGATAAAGCAGCTATTAGAACTGAGCAAGACGGAAAAGATATAGCTGTAAAGCACTATAATAACGGCTATTATGAACTTTTAGAGTCTGTTAATGGACAAATGGAAGTATACGATTTTAAAGATTTTGATGATTTAGTTGAAAAGATCATAACCTGACATAAGTTCAGTGTATGACTCCTCATCCGGAACTAGTTAATATTTTAGGTAGAAATAAATGTAAAGTTGCTTATAGAGGTGAAAAAACCTTTATGTATCTTTGGATTGAATACGGAAAGCTTACACAAAATAAACCCGGTCAAGGCCTAGAAATTTGGGGTAACTCACAACAGATTTTTGAAAAGGTTAATGGAGTTGTATTGCGCTATTATCCTAGAGCTGAGCTAGCTTCTCAAAACGGCAATCGTTCTGTAGTGTATAGAATTGGTTCGTAAAATTAAAGGCTAGGATAGTAAATAATACTATATGGCCTGCTCAAGATATCTATTTCGTTATGGTGCTGGCGGTGTTTTATCAGCAACCTATTTACTATGCGGTGATAACACTCCAGTAACTGTCACTGCAACTGGTGGTGTTTCTGGAGCATTTTATACCGCTCAAAATTTAACTGGATATGTTCCAGGGGGTGGCGGGGTAGTAATAGCTACTACCGGTTCTGTTATAACTTATACAGGTTTTGCTTCAGCAGGTGGTGCGCCGGTACCTGGATATGTTTATACAACTACTATTGCGCCTTGGGCTCAATACGTACTTACAAATGCTGTTAGTGCATTATAATTTTTATGGACTCAAAATCACACAATCTTCTTGAATCTTGTTGGGCTGACGGACAGGATGGTAGTTTAAGCAGACATCATTACAATGTATTAATGTTAGAAGATGGCCGTACTTTTAGAGTAGACTTTACTCGGGAAGTAACATCTTCAGGTATTAATTTAAATGTAACTTCGACTCAACCTTCAGCAGCTGGAGCTGATGCGACTGCAATTGCAGCAGTAATAAACGAACTTCAAGGACTACCTAAGACTGGCTATGAATGCCAAACCTTAGGTTGGAGCTATCTAGGTAACATTACTACAAATCCAAGCATTCAAAGTCAAATAGCTGGTAAGAATTTTATTTCATTGCTTTACAATGCCGGGTACTTTGTATATGGTTGTGCAGCTACTAAAGAGTTTTACGATAAAACTTAATTACTTCGACGTAGCTTTATAAACTCCGCCCCATTGAGCTCCGAGGTCTTGTACCCGGAGCTCTTTTATTCTCTCTACCATCATTTCGTAGTATTTTTTTAGCTCCTTATTATATTTTGTTAAAGAGTCTGCTAGTAGAATAGCTTCGTCCCATTTTTGTGCTCTATAGTTATGTAAGAACCCATGATGCATTGCAATGACTTTAGGCTTTTCTGCAGCACCTAATTCGTGTTCAAGTATTGTATATATTTTTACTCCTTCTTTTTTACCTTTTACCGCTATACAATCTAGCTCAAAGCAAAGATAATTTTCTTTTATATGCTCATAGGTTCTTGGGCCAATTATTATTCTTACCCCGTATGGTTTAGATTGTCCTTCTAATCTTGATGCTAAGTTAACATGATCACCCAAGCAAGTATAATCGAAACGCTGAGTAGAACCCATGTTGCCAACGACCACACTGCCAGTATTAATTCCCAGTCCCATTCCGAAAGGAGGGACACCTTCTTTAGATATTTCTTCATTGAAAGAGTCTAGACGTTTAAGCATTTGTAATGCAGTCTTTGCAGCATTTTTAGCATGGTTAGGATCATCAAGCGGCGCATTCCAAAACGCCATTTGTGCATCCCCAATATATTTGTCTAAAGTGCCGTCATTTTCTAGAATAGCTTGAGTCATAGCAGTCATATAACGATTCATAATCATCGTTAGACCTTGTACATTTTTACCATAATGTTCAGATATTGTAGTAAAGCCTCTAACGTCGGTAAACATTATAGAGAGCTCTCTTTCATCTCCGCCAAGTTTTAATAGCCCTGGATTCTTTTGAAGTTTTTCAACTAATGCTGGAGCGAGATAAGTTCCGAATTGTTTCTTTATTTGTTGTTTTAATTTAAACTCCATTACGAATCTAAAGAATATAGCTCCTACCCAGGGCAATAGCACTGCTAATATAGGCCAAGTATAATCTATAAGAAATCCATAATTACTAAACAAATAAAATCCCGTAATAGACGGTGCACATAATAGAGCGACAATCAATACACCATTCGCCAGATAGCCTAGGTATGCAGCGGATATAACTAATAATAAACCTAATATTAAACCTGCACTTAACTCATATAAATCAAACTCTGCGTTTCTCTGGATTCTATTACCGTCTACTAACATCTGTAAAGTTTGCATACTAACTTCGTAGCCTTGAGATATCCCTATAGGGGTAGCTACTGTATTGCCTAGGCCCTCTGCAGTTAAAGCTATTACTACTATTTTACCTTTTACTTTAGACCAATCTTTATCTACATAAGAAATTGAATCGAAATTGTATTTAAAATTTATCCACACTCTTCCGTTTGAGTCAGTATTGATAGGCGAAGTGCCTTTTACTCTAACAGCTTGTAAACCTGCTTCAGACACTTTAGCTTGGTAGCTTTGCTCTCCACCGAACACTCTCAACACTTCTAAAGGTAAGCTAGGGTAGGTTTCCTTTTTAACCTGTATGATAAGAGGTAACCGTCTAGTAACTCCATCGAGTTCTGGTGCGGTTAATAACATTCCTACCCCAGCAGATGATTCGCCGATTTCTTTTACCGGTCCAATAGCATTAGGATAATCAAAGAGCCATTCGCTTATTTCAGGCCCTATAACCGCTACCCCTCTTGGTACCGGTACTCCCTTGCCCTTGATAGAAGCAGATTGAGAGATAATTATTGGTGCTTGTTGGAGAGTTTCTACAAATTTATTATCTCCACCTAGCCTATCCTTCTCAGCAAATATAATAGGTAAAACAACAACTGCAGCTTCACTCTCAAATGCCTTCTTTATTCCCTCCGCTAATTCTTGTCTGGGCCAGGGCCATTGTCCTAAATGGTCTAAGCTCTTTTCATCTATCTCTACAACAACTATATTCTCGCTTTTTACCTTTTCTTGAGTTCGTTGGTAATAATCCAATCCTTTTAATCTTAGCACTTCGATAGGGTAAGGGTCTTTTACTCTTAAAAACGCTAGGGCGATTAAAATAAAAATGCCAGTGCCAAGTATTTTCAGGGTGTGTTTCATTTCTGTATTATATTTACACGGAGCTTATCTCCGAAATTAAGCGGGTAAGCAGTTGTACCTTCCTGGGTAGTTATATTGAATAATGCACTTGTATCAGCTTTTACTTTATAGACTATAGTACCTCTCATACTGTTAATTGTTAATATAGCATTAACCCCATCAGTAGTAAACCCATTATTAACAGTAATAGCTGGTACGACTAAGACTGCTATAGCTTCCATTGCAGCTTTATTTTCTTCTGGTTTTATCTCTTCAATATTTAAACTTGGAACTGAAACCTCTGTAGCCTCTTTAACCGTTTGCTGCGAGGCTGTGTGAGTCCTTTCTTTAGTAGTATCTTCCTCTGTAGCTTCTGTGTCTTGTTTTTCTTTTTTAATTTCTTTAGCAGCTTGAGTAACTGATTTAGGGGTATCTAATAATAGATTACTATTAATACTACTTTCATCTCCAAAATTTAATAATACTGGCGCCGAAGGTCTATCAGCTATTGATGATACTAAAGTAGCCTGAAATGCTTTAGTCATAGTAACTACCCCTGCAGCATTAGATACAGTAATAGAGCCTACCACTGGAGGCCCTCTATCATAGGTAGAAGGTAAAAGAATAATAAGACTCCTACCTAACTCGTCTACCGTCATAGAGAAATCAGTACCGCGTACAGCTACGGAAGCGGTAGGAGTCTTAACTTTTATTTCTTCTCTACTATTTTTAGCTATTAAACCAGATGCATATCTCACAGTACCTAAACTAGCTTTCATAGCTAGTTTACCTTTTCCAGAAGACGGATCATAAACAAACTCATCTATTGTAAGTTTACTAAATTCTGTACATTGTACACGTGTACCATCTTCAAAAGTAATACCGGCCCTACCTTTCAACGTTTCTAGAATATCGTTCATTTGGATACCAACATCCACTTTACCGTCTATCTTATCTTTATTTCTAGTAACTCGAGTAGGGCCGGTAACTTCTGTAAGCTTACCGGCATAGCCAAAAAGCTCTGAACATAAAAAGACCGCTAATGTTATTATAGCGGTCTTGTACATATTATGGATTACCTATAACTGTTGTAGCGCTAGCAGGGCCTTGCGGGGCTAGCTGGTTGGCGTTATTAATAGTAAAGGTAGGCGGTGCGGTAGCTGTTTGAGATACTCTTACAACATTATTACTTCCTGTTAAGCTATACTGAAAGTATTGCTGTACAGTACCTTGTTGATATATCATTATATCGTTACTACCACCAAGTATAGTTAAGTCTTGATAATGACCAGATTGACGAGTACCAGTACCTGCACTACCAATTTGTGTAGTCTTAATAGTATTACTATCCCCGGTTACATCGTATTTTAAATAATTGTTTAAGCCATTAGTAGTAGCATAAGCAAATAAATTATTATTACCAGCAACTTTAATTTGTAGATCAGAGCTTGATAGAGTTGCCTTATCAGTAGCAGTATTAGCACCGCCATCCCGGTAAACAGTAACATCATTACTCATCCACAATTTATTAGTATTACCGTCAAAACGAAAATTCATATTATTATTAGCACCATTAAAGTATATTCTTTGCTCATTGTTGTTACCAGCAAAAGCAGAAAGTAACTTTAAATTGTTTGCGCCAATAATAGAAAAATCAGTACTATTACCGTCTCCAATTTGTCTCCATTCCATGAAGATATTATCTCCTGTAATGTTGCTTGGTAAAGCAAAAGAACCGATTCTATTCGAAGCTCCGTTCTGTATAAGGGTCGTATCGCCGCCAGTAGTTATCTGATTAACGTATATTTGATTACCACTGGCGTTACCAGCTACAGCTGTTAATGCGCCCGGAGTTTGAGCGTATGCTCTTATTTCTAGTAGGGATAGTACTAGAAATAGTATGGGTATGAATGGGTGTTTCATACTATTACTTATGATTCCACAGCCCGGCTCGTTTTCCTTCTGCTATAATTTCTATCACTGCCTGGTCTATAGCACTACGAATTGCTATAGTGTTCGGTTCGTTAGCTGTTAAACCTAATTCTGATTCTACTGGAGTTACCCCATGGTCATAAAATTTAAATAAATTACCAGAAGCTTGTACACTCAATATAGTTTTAGTAGTAGCTACGCTTATTAAAACCTCTCCAGTGTTAACGCTAACAAATCTTAATGAAACCGTAACTACGTCTTTTCTATATTGAGTACTAGCAGATATCCCTAATACATTAGCACCAGCACCCCCAGTAAGAATATTTGAATCGTATCCTATAATGCCGCCCTCAGCTATTATACCGGCAAATAACATTGGTACTAATTTTTCAGCATCTCTGCCGTAAAATGATTCTCTAGTCTGACTTATGAGTTGTCTTTCTTTTATTATGTTATCTAAGCTAGCTCTTTCTAACACTTGGAACCATTTACCATTACCAGCCAGTCTTAAAGCATCTATTAACCACACCTCAGCACCTTGAGTAACTGCAGCTGAAAAAGATGCATAGTTATCAGCTGTTTTTCTAGCTCCGGTTTTATCTTGAAAAGAATAAACCGCTACAGTCATTCTAGGGTTTACCGGGGCTGGTAAACTTAATAACTGTTTTTCTAAAGGAGACTTTTGTAAACGAGGCGCTTCTAGCACACCAGGTGACTTAGTTATAGAAGCACATCCAGTTAACAAAAGTATAACTGGAATTAAATATTTCATCCGGTAGGGTTAAGAGAGCCAATCGGTACAGTAATTTGAGTTGTATTGCCGTTAGCAGGGTCAAAAATATAAAGTGTTGCAAAATCTCCTGCGCGGGTCCAAGTTACACTAGCTCCGCCTTGTAAATTAATTATACCAAACGTTTGACCGGTTGCATTAAAGATTTGATCTGTAACTTGAGCTGCTAATTGAGAATAAATTCTTGCTTGCAGATTGTTAATAAAGGTATTTAATGGAGTGTTTTGAGCCTGAGCTTTAGCCATTTCTGCTTCATTTTTAGCAATATCTTTAATAGCTTGTTTGCGGGTACGTGCTAAATTTTCTTGAGTCATTACGTGTGCAGAAAAATTTATGCCGTTAAACGCAGGAGATTTGAATCCAAAAACCATATCGCTTGCGTACATAGATGTAGTAAGTAATAATAATAAGGGGTAACGCATAATAATATTTAATGAAAAAAGATATACTTTTAGAAAAATATAAACAAGTAAACGAAATAGCTTTTAAATTGAACTATAAAGAAGAGTTAGAGCATTTACATGACAAGTATGTTGGAGATGGTCTTAGTGATAAAGAAGCTCTAAAAAAAGCTAAAGAAGAAATAAAAAGAAAATATAAAGTAGAATTAGACGAATATTATCCTAATATGGGAGATGCAGATATTCCTGATGGACCTCTTTAATGGATATTTTAAGTTGATTTATTAATATTAAAAATAAGTAGTTTTTGTATATGAATACTGATACAGAAACTACACAAATTGCAGAAGCACCAGCAAAACGTCGTAGAGCTCCATCAGCAAAGAGAGCTCAAACACGTGTTCAAAAAGAACAATCGCGAGGATTTCCACTTCCATTGGTACTAACTTGCCCAGTAACTGGTAAAGTTGCCAAGTATACTTCCTTACCTTATATTCGTAAGCTTGTAGAGAAATACGGCGGAGTAGAAGAAATCAAAAAGAATTACGTCTCGGCAGAAGGCCGAAAAGCCAAACAAAATACAGAAAAATAATACGGCTTTCTGTAAATATTGTATATTATGCCAACTGTATATTCTGACGCTCTATATTCTAGTACTAATCTAGGTGTTGTAACTAACGACTTTTTCGGTCTTTCAGCTACTAACAATACTATCACATTAAAGACCGCTGGTACCTTAGCAGGTCAAAATGTTGTAGGTATTGCTTATAACGATGCTGACTGGGCTGCTGCTAATGCAGCCGCTGCTCGTAGAGTTATTACTATCAATCCTTTTGAAAGTGGTTCAGCTTCTGGTACAGCCACTACTCTTACAACAGGAGTAAGTTCTTCCGGTGGTCTATCTTTTGCATTACTATTGGCTAACCGTCAAGCAGTTGTACTTTCATATGCAGGTTCAACTATCACTTATGCTGCAGATTTAAGCGCTGCTACATACGATGTAAGTGATAAGAATACCCGTCGTCTACAAGTTTTAGGCATTACTGCTTAAGAAATAAATAGAGTGTCATATAAAGCCGCCTTGAAAAGGGCGGCTTTTTTTATTTTTAAGCTTGCTTTAGTTGAGTCATAATTCTAATATAGTGCCATGAACTCAATTAATAAGGTTCCTCAGCACGAGCTTTACTACAATCTTAAGCGTCTTACTGAAATCGCTAAGACCGTAGCTTATGCTAAGTCTGCGGATGATGCTGAATTCTTTACTAAGAAGTACTTGCTTCCGCAGATTGAAGCTACTGAGAACATTCTTAGTACTTTCGAGCGGCCTAAGCAGAATAAGGCTTGACTTAATTGGTCCCGTACGTATTATTAATCACATCAATTAGGAACAATAACAAACAAGGAACTATATGGCTCACGGTATTACTAAACGCGACAAGCAGCAAGGCCGGCACATGGGTTGGCACCGGCTAACCGAGATCACCGCTAATCTCGATCTTAAGAAGAACTGGCTCCGAGATTGGGATATTGAAGAGGTTCAGCTTCAGACTGAACATGGTATCGAAATCCCTTTTAAGATCCTTGCAGGCACTGATGACCACGAGTTTATCGGTAAGCCGTTCGCAAAGACCTTTACCCCGGTTACTAATGCTCAGTTCCTCAATATGATTGAGGAAGCTATTAGTGGAGTTAAGGGTGCTGTAGTGGAGACTGTTGGCTCTGTTTGCAATCGTGGTCGAGTGTTTGTCTCTATCTCGATCAAGGGTATGGATAAGTTCGTTATCGGTAAGCGAGAGTTTCATGATTACCTGAATTTTGGTAACGGTCATGATCAATCGTGTGCTGTATGGGCTAACTCTAGCAATATCTGTACGGTCTGTAACAATACATTCACGCTTAATCTCGATGATGCTAACGTTAAGGTTAAGCACTCTAAGGAGGTTGCTGCACGTCTCGATAATATTGTTGAGATTATCGATGCGTATGCAGGCACACAGGCTAAGTTCAAAGCCGAATTTGAACGTCTTATGAACGAGCCGATGAAAACTGATCAAGCTCGTAACTTGTTCGCCGGCTGGATGATCCGCTCTGGTACCGAGGAGTCTAAGGATCTTGGTCCCAAGACGCTGGTTAAGGTTAACCGGTTGACTGAGCTCTTTGAGACCGGTCGCGGTAACTCTGGCGAAAATCGTGCTGATGCTTTTTCAGCTATTACTGACTATTACACCCATGAATCAACTCGCAAGCAAGGTCAAAACGTTAGCCGTCAAGTGTTTAGCTCAGAGTACGGCATTGGTCGTATCGCTAAAGCAGACTTTTGGAACGTTATTCGTAACGATAAGTCAATTACGTCTTATGCAGCGTCAGGTAAGAAAGCACTGTCGCTGTTGTAATGGTGGAGGTTAATCCGAATTAACCCTAAGAAGCCCTGGATAACTCTAGGGCTTCTTTTATCATAAACGAATGCAAGCTATAGCCATATATTTTGCTACTCTTGTAGTTGCATGCGCGGTTAATTTTCAATATCGTAATGCAATTAATGGAAATTATGCAGCTATTGGCTTGACCTCTTGTTTTATCGGTACTATAAACTTGTTCATGCTCAAGACTATTCCACATGTAACACAATTTAATGAGGGGTTAGCTTACATACTTGGCGGCGCAACAGGAGCAATACTTGCAAATTTCCTTCATAAACGGGTTTTTAATAAGTAATGTTATGAGCTTAGAAAAAGCTATTAAACACGGTAAGGAGAAGCGTAAAAAATACTACGGTTCCAAAGCTTTTGACCATTCTTGTCGTAACCATGGTAGTTGCAAGTGGTGTGAAGGTAACCGAACTTACAAAAATAAAAAAAGAGAACAAGCTTCTGTGCTTGACCTTTATTGAGAAATAAGTACTATTAATCTTATGAAACTTAACGAAGCCATAGTCGATGCAGTCAAGTCTTATGCCGGGGATGTTGTTGAAAGTGCTAAGGCTTACAGCGTTAACTCGGATATTGATGTAGAGTATGATGAGGCTTATAATGAGGAAGAAACTGAATCAGCGACTGCTGCTGTAATTACTTCAAAGTTTGGAATGGTTATGATATTCCCAGATTTTGCTAAGAAAAGTGCTATTGCTTCGATTTATAATGTAGGGTTAGCTAAGTGGATGCTAGCTGAAGGCTTTACTGAAGAACAGGTTAACGAAGAAGGTAAAGTCTTCGGAGCTATTATGCCTTATAATAAGAAAAACGTTGAGACTCTCGGTTACTATCTTACTCATAAGATTGATTATACTAAGAAACTTAAGGCTTAATTATGAAAGAATTTTTTGTAGCGATGCTTATTACAGCTGTGGTATTGGGTATTATTTTCGGCCCTCTGGCGGTTATTTGGGCTCTGAATACTCTCTTTCCTGTGCTGGCTATTCCTTATACATTTAAAACTTGGCTTGCTATTTTAGTACTTTCGGCTATACTAACGCCGTTAAAAGTAACAACTAAGTCTTAACTTTCAGGTGTAAAAGTTTAAAGTTTACATTCTGACAACTTGTGGGTCGGTGACCACCGCAATAAAAACGGGCCGATAATTTTATGACTCTGATAAAGGTAGCTAAGCGAATTACTCCTTCTCATACGTACTTTGCTTATGTTAACGAGAAGGGTAATTATTATTGGCGTAACCCTTACAATAATGAGTTATTGCCAATAAAAAAGACTGCCCTTAAGACATGGACAAAGATTTAAAGAGAAAACCTCAGACTAGAGCTGAAGCTGCTGAATCTTTCGGTAAGAGTAAAGAGCAAGCATCTTCTGAACCTAAATCATACACCTATGTAGAAAAGGTTTATACGTATAAAGATGGTACTTGCAGAGTGGTAGAACCTCGCTATAATACCTCTAATGACTAAGATCTGCTTTATATCAGATACCCATGGCATGCATATGGGCTTACAATTGCCTGATGCAGATATCCTTGTGCATTGTGGAGATTTTAGTAATCACGGAACCTATCTTGATGCGGTTAAGTTTGTTAACTGGTTTGGAGCGCAGTCACATCGGCATAAAGTCTTTATCGCAGGCAATCATGACCTTTACTTTGAACAAGGTAATCCGTCTGATATCGATATGTTTCTTAAAACTATGCCTCCATCTGTATGCTATCTGAATGATAGCGGGGTAGATATTGAAGGTATTAAGTTCTGGGGCAGCCCTGTTCAGCCTCGCTTCTTTAACTGGGCTTTCAATAGGGATCCAAACGAAATTATTCGACATTGGAATCTCATACCTAGTGCTCCAAACATAGACGTGCTTGTTACACACGGCCCTCCTCGGGGATATCTTGATGCGGCGCCAAGAATTGATTCCCGGGGTATGGGTACCGAGCGGGTAGGTTGTCCGCTTTTATTAGAAAAAGTAAAAAAGGCAAAGCCGTTGATACATGCCTTTGGACATATACATTACAGCTATGGAGTAATTCCTACTGACGAAACATACTTTATAAATGCTTCTATTTGTAATGAATCGTATCAAGCTATAAATAAGCCTATACTAATCGATATGTCTATTGAACCGGGGTATCGATTGGCAACACAGGTTGTAATCTTTTAGCTACAAACCAGCCTTTTTGTTTACGTGTTGTAATTTGTTTTAAAATGGATTCTTTGGTACGTTTAAACCCGCTTTTTGCTGCTCGGGTGGCTTGTCTTTTTGCAATAGTTTCTGGAGATAATTTTTTACCTTTCTGACCTTCAGATATTTTACGGCACCACTCTAAACTATGAGGCCCTGTTTTCTTACCGAGTTTGGCTAATGATAAAGATTTTTTATGTTTTTCAGTAAGAGGCTTATACAATCTAGGCTTTTTAGCTTTAAAAGGTTTAGGTAATCCGTGCTGTAAGATACGGTTTTTATTAGGATAAGAATTTACAGATGGGTTACAATTCATACATCCAGGTTTACCGAAGTGTTCATCTAAAATTATCTGTTCTGTGTTTTTTATATGTGTTATGTCGGTTATTTCTTGCAAAAGAACAACTTTCCAACCTGCTGTATATTTGTTAAATTTATTTTGTAACACAGGGTTACAATGTCTTTTTGCAAGCAAACTGTTAATGTGACACGTAATACGAAACTTTATTTTTTTAGATGATCCTATATAATAAGCATCATCCGGGGCAATTATTTTATAAATACCTGCTTGAATATTTTCAGGTATGCAATATTGTATTTGTTCTTGGTTCACATAAATACTTATGATTCTTAGCTTCTTTTTCTTGGTTCACAACAGAAAAAGCTGCATAGCGGCTCTTGAGAGGCTAGGAATTTTTTTTATTATCTAGTTGACCTAAACGGGGCTAGTGTTAACATTATTGATCTTCTCTAATTAACCAAAATGAATATCGAACTCGAAAAGCAACTTATCGCAAAGTATCCTAGCATTTTCCGTGATACTGAGAATGACATTTCTAAGTCGATCAAGAGTCCGTTCTTCGGTATCGAATGCGGAAATGGCTGGTATGACATTTTGGATACTCTTTGCACTGCTCTGTCTGAGCTGTACACCACGGGTATCTTCTTTGATGGTAAGACTGTTATTCTCGATGCGCCTAAGGTAGTTGTCCATCAAGTCAAAGAGAAGTTCGGTTCGCTTCGTTTTTACTATCAACTTGAATTCCCTCAGCAATACCATGATCTTATGGCTCAGTATCAGAATACTGACCAAGAGCGTATTATTGACGGCTGGGCTAATGGCTACCGAGATCATGTCGAGGGTATCGTTCACTTTGCAGAAGTGCTCTCTTCTCGTACTTGTGAAGAGACTGGACAGAAGGGTACCTATCATCGTAGTGAAAGCGGCTGGGTAAAAGTGCTTAACTCAGAAGTAGCTAAGACTCATGAGTTTTATAAGGACCGTAACTATCAGCCTATCGAACAAAAATGAATGTTGTTATTAATAAAGAACAGAAAAAAGAAATTGCTGAACTTAAAAAATTAATTAAGGATCATCAAGAGGTACAAGATAGGGCCTTCCTGGATATTGTTGTAAAGATGAAACTTACTGAAATCCAAGAAAATATTCTTTGGGATTATGTGTTTAACGACTTTGATGATAAAAGATTGGAATTTAAGTAAAAGCTTGACCTCTAACGGAACTGTACCATAATATTGTATAAATGAAAACAAAGTTTATGTTTGAATGGTGTAAGAACTGTAAGTTCGTTGGCACTTGTTATGAGTATGATGAAGATACTGAAATTGTAGGGGGACCGAACTATCTTGAACCTGCTTGTGGAGAAGGACCGGCATAATATTATGAGCCAACGCGAACTAAAGTTTAGAGTGTGGGACAACGAGTATAATCAATGGGTTAGTTATTCTGAATACCAATCGTTGCCCGACGACTTTGTGCAACACAAGAATTGTAATCCATTGTTTGTGCTCAAGAGCAGAGATGATGAATCAAACAGATTTGTAGTTGAACAATACACTGGTTTGAAGGATAAGAATGGCAAAGAGATATATGAAGGTGATATTGTAAAAGTAAAACGCTGCTTTACTCGTCCTACTGTCAAAGATGGCAAGATTGATTATACATTCACAGAAGGTGATGAAGAGATTGGTCAAGTGATATATCTATGGGATGCCAGATTTGCTGTATCATATGAACATATTCGCAGCGATGATTTTGATACGGATGTTCTTCATGTTAAACATCGGGTAGAAGTAATTGGTAATATCCACGAAAATTCAGAACTGCTATGAAAAACAACTATAAAACTCGTTTAGAAACATTCTGTAATGAATGTGAAATGGGCGAAGCCAGATTGGTTGATCAGAAAAAGTTTGCCAAGGACTTGAGAAAGTTGTTTGAAGAAAATGAAGGTCTTCGCAATTGGATACGAGAAGAGGGCGAAAGAAATAGTATTTGCACATATGATATTTTGGGAGATGAGGTTTGCTCTGACTGTGGATGTCATAGAAAAAATAAATAATTATGAATAACGAAATTGAAACACTAAAATTGGAACTGGCGGCGTTCAAAAAGAACAACGAGGAACTTATTCATCGTTGTAATGCTGCTGTTGCTTCTTGGGATGAAGAGCGTAAGCGTGCTTTGCGCGAAGGAAAAAGAGCAAATCAATGGAAAGAAAGTTATGAAAACATTGAGAATTACATCCGTTTCATTGGAAAGCAAATACCTTGTAATACTGGCGGTACATTTGAGAACGATCCAATTGACGCTATTCTTGATGCTGCTGTTAGATCGTTAAACGATAAGAAACCAGAAAGAGTCAAAGAACTTAATTCTATTCTCGATGGTACACTTGAGTCTTGGAAAAAAGAAAATGTGTATTACAAAGAAGCCAATGATAGAATTCTACAAACATTAGACATCCAAGTTGAAAAAGCCAAAGTATTTGAATGCTTGGCGGAAATGTTTTATAGTTCTCACTTTGACAACATTGCTGCGGTCAAGAAGATTTATGAGATTACAAGAAAAAACTATCCAAAAGAATAACTCTTGACTTTCTATAACGCTAATATAGCATCTGCATTATGAACGTTGGATTACCATCTGAAACAATTAAGAACGCTGCAATTCGTATCAAAGAATTGGAGATTGAGAATGAACGTTTACGGAAGGCACTAAAACGCATTGCATTATATAGCCCTCTTTACAAAAACGATCATTGGGCCAATGCTATTGCTGAACACGCATTGAACGCAGGAAATGAAGAAACATGAACAAACAAACATTCTGGGAGTCTGAAGTTTATACTCTACGGGAACAAATTCAAATTATTGAAACTGAACGCAACAATTTGGTGCGTGAGAACGAGGCGCTGAAGCAGGACAAAAAGCGGCTCGATGTGCTCTCTGAAGAGACTCGCGACATGTACTGTTTTTTGCGTCATTCCGATTATGCCGCAGGAATCAGAATCTACGCATATTTTACAAACGTGTCTGGTAGAAATTTTCCAAACCACATGACACTTCGCGAAGCGACGGATGCAATTATCGCAGACCGCGTTGCCGCGAAAAAAGAATCGGGTGACGACGCCATTATGCGTCAGCACCTAACTGAAGGAGGGACACCGACATGAACAAAAAACTATCTAAAATCAAACCGCATACGATGATATTTGATCATCAGATATGCAAGAATGTTTCTAAAAAGTTTGCGACAATAATCAAAGATGAATTTCTTTGTGTTGGAGTTAGAAATAATGATGAATACGGCGGTTGGCCGCTTTGGAAGTCGAGTGATTGGTTAGGTTTTTTAGACCAGTATATTGAGGAGTTCTATCCCTTTAATAAAAAAATTCATCAAGAGTATATTGACCTAAAGAATTATCTTGACGGAACAGAGATAAAATATATTGTTGTTGGAGATTGATACTATGGATCCTATTAAACAAAGAACCGCTATTGCAGAATATCTTGGATATATCGATGTGCGTGAGTATGTTGTGGACATGGACGATGATTGTCTTTCGTTGATGGGCAGAAAGTATAAGAAGGGTCCGCTAATCCGTATCCCGGATTATCTAAATGATCTAAATGCTATGCACAAAATGGAAAATTATCTTCTATTAAATCAGACAGAAACATATATGGAATATCTTCGTGAGATTACTGGGGTTCCTACTTGGGGAATTTGTCATGCATTGGCAGAACAACGAGCAGAAGCATTTCTAAAGACGATTGGAAAGTGGGAAGATGACTCTTGACATTCTATAAACCATAGACCATAGTATATTCATTATGAAAAACAATAAAGAATATATATCGTGGCACAACAATGATAGATACATTCCAGATCCGTGGGATGAAATAGCTAAATTGGAACAAGAGCTTAAGCAGATGGCTATTACTGAATTTGCATTGCGAGAATATATTGAAAAACTTGAACACGAGAACGAGACGCTGCGGAAGAGCATGAAGTCAATAACTCCATTTCTAGCTGAATTGGTCAAAGTGTTTGATTATGCACAAACCAATGGAGATTTATTTGATTTAGCAGATGTATGTATCAAATATCGTGACGCCATCGACACCGCACAAAAGGAGCAGCGTGAGCAAAAAATAAAACAAATGACTAGAAATGACAATTAAATTTAAGCCAAGGTATTCACCTGAATTTGAAGCCAAGCATCTTGACAGCCTAGATTTTCAATGGTCTGGAACTGACGAGGACGGGGAATTTGTAATGTATAATAATATCGCAGAAGTTATTGAAGAAAATGGACAAATGTTTATTGAATGGAATGGCAAAAGATATCCTGCCTATGAGTTTTTACAATGCGATCATTTGGATGGTCACTTTTCAATGGACGCAGTAACGGTTTTTCCAAGAGATGCTATGTTTCCAAGAGATGCTATTAAAGGTGCATATTCATATCTGTTGACAGCAATCGAAGTTGGCGATGAACGAATGATTGCGAAACTTTACAAAGAAAAGTTTCCGAACAACGAATACTCGATTTGATTTATGAAAAACGATTGGACAGAAGAACCTATTCATCCCGTTGATAAAATGTATGAGGTTGATACAACCAAACTCAAAATGACACAGCAAGATTATAACGATCTTTTGGTTGGAGCCGAAGATTGGGCAATCAATGCTGTGATTGATAAAGTCCTTGAGTTGGAGAATGAAAACGCCAAACTAAAAGATACTATCAGTCGGCTTGCCAGACCTTTTTTTCCCGAAGAAGGTGCTACGGTTCAAGACGAAAATACTCGTCTCCGAGCAGAAAACGCCAAACTGCGGGAAGCATTGAAAGAAATCAGCACGACTGCTCATTGTATTGCCAAAGCGGGTCCATTGAATACACCAACATTACAGGATGCTTGGGGTAAGTTTATGGCAATAGATGCTATGGCAACTAAAGCATTATCAAAATGAACAATAAATCAATATTTCTATCAAATCTATTTTACTTTTATGCTAAAACGGATGGTACATATGCTTTTCCGAATAGTGCCGAGGGTGATTTGCTAAAAACTGCCAAGAAAGAAATTGAAGAGAATTGGGTGTTGTTTAGACGAGATATTTCTAAAATACTTAATAGAGTAGTTGAGTTGGAAAATGAAAACGCTAAACTGCGTGAAGACAAGGAGCGGCTGGATTGCTTGGAGCGTCTTGGTGAAAAAGGAACTGATATTTTTATTGATCGAGACCATCCAATGTATGCTATTCGTATTTGGCCAAAGATTGGCCCCGGACCGCAATATGACGGGGATAATTTGCGAGCCGCCATTGACTCTTGGAGAAAACACGAGAATGAAAAAAAGTCACAAATAACAAATGAATAAATTCCTAAAACTAATCGGCTATAAGCATAATTACGGCGGTAGAGATCGCTCATACAGATTTTCTTGGGGCGAAATTGCTCTATATACTAAAGACATTTCGTTTAGATGGAATGGTCCTCATTGGTACTGTTATGAGCCTAAACTAATTATCGGTCTATATTTTATTACTTTATACATTCGCACTCCATCTTTTGGAGTAAAGGCTGCGCAAAGCTCTAATGAAGAACGCAACTACGGCTTTTATCTTTTTCCTAATCTAAACAACTGGGAAGCAACGGTGTTTCAGTTTTATAATAAATCACTGCACATTGAAATGCCGTGGACATATAAATGGAAGCGTACTGAACTGCTTGATTGGGATATGAAGACAGTATGCAAAGAAGAAGCTGGTGAAAGAGATTGGCACAAATGGTATAATGAAAAAGAGGCTTGGGTAAAAGACAATGCCAAGACATATGATTATACATATGTTCTAAAGAATGGCACGGTCCAAAACCGAAAGGCAACTTGTCATATTGAACGCCGCACTTGGACTGTAAGATGGGCTCCTTGGGTCAAGATGGTTAGCACTACATTGGATGTAAAGTTTGATGATGAAGTAGGAGAGAGAAGCGGTTCTTGGAAAGGTGGAACTATTGGCTGCTCATATGAAATGCTGCCAAATGAAACACCAGAGCAAACACTTCGCAGAATGGAAAGTGAAAGGAAATTTTGATTAAAATCTTGACCTCTAACGGAACTGTACCATAATAACGACAATGAAAAAGAAAACCGACGCAGAACTTATCGAGTACTACAGAAACGAAGTTGCTCGTTTGCATAACCAGCTTACCTTTAAGTTTCAGGCCGATCCAATTACTCACAGAGCTTCTGTCGAGGAAGATCATCGTTTGTATCGCAAAGTAGGTAAGAAGTTTATTCCAGATAATGATCCTTATGCTTACCAAGGTCTTCGTAATGGCTTCTGGTTAATTCATGTTAAGGATGGTTCTACTGCGATTCGTCAAGAGATCTATCCAGCTACTGCTCACATCTCTGCTGCTGCTCGTCTAATGGAAGATAAGCTTGTAGATATTATTCGTAAAGCTGGAGAGGCTCGTCCGAATAAGACTGCTCTCACTGAAGAAGAAAAGAAGGATTGGGATAAGTTCATTAAGAAGCACGGAGATTCTTTTAATACTCTTGCTTATCCTTCTATTCAAGAGAACGCTGAAAAGATTATAGCAGCATTAAAGGGGTCTAAGCTGTGAAAGATGGTGTACCTCTTCGTGACTGGTTTGCAGGCCAAGCTATAGCTGGTCTCATGTCATCAAATTTTAATGAAGAGTCCAATAAACTATTAAGCTGCTTAGCTTATGAGCTAGCTGATGCTATGATTGCTCAGCGCGCATCAAGCAGCTCTACTAAATGGCCTACTCTTGAAGGCCGTCTTGCTAATAAAATAACCTCTACAGAAGAAGCTATTACTCAGCTTAAAGAATCTGTTGAGATTACTCCATATGCCCAGGTATTGCTAGAAGTAGAAAAACTTAAAAAAGTTAACGAAGAGCTTGAACTTAAGCTTACTACCCTTG